GTCTGCTGGAAGATCCGGGCGGACGAGGGATGCCACTGGAAGGGCCGCTCGTACCACGTCTTCAGGAAGCCGGCTCCCCGTCCAAGCTTGCATGTGAAGCCGAGATTGGCAGACGCGGCGTCCCAGCCTCCGACGTCGATATGCGCCGGCAGTGCGACCAGTGTGTCGTCACCCCATATCCGGAGCCCGAGCCTGTGGTTGGCTATCGCGTCTAGCGTCGCGTCGATGCTCTTACCCCCTAGCTGCGCCATAATCGTGACGGCCCGAGCGTAGTTGATGAGCGTCCCGACCGCCGAGGTCCAGAGGCCCCCGCTCGTGGTCTGGCCCTCCATGCGATACAGGCGCGCTGCTTCGCCTTGCTCTAGTGGACCTGCGAGCACGGGAAGGCGCTCTAGCTCCAGCCACATCTTCACGATAGCTCCGTACCGTGGCCTGACGGATAGGATGGCGGCGGCGACGGCCTCTTGATCCTTTCGGGACACGCTCTCATCATAGCCCGAGATGTCGTCGTTATACGTGATCAGACCGCCTCTCTGCCACCCGTCGATGATCAGGGCGGTGCGTTCCTCGGTGCCAGGCCAGATGCCGATGTTCTCTAGCAAGCCTGTGAGAAAGGGGTACGCCTCCCGTAGGCACAAATTCATCGCCAGGGGCGGCCCGAACACGTGGCGACGTCTGGGTGCGACGCCTTGAGCCGTGCCGACACGCGCTACTTTCCCCCCGACCCAGGCATGAATCGGAAGAGCCTTATCGGTGGGCCCTGTGCGCGAGAACAGCGTAACATGGGGCTGTTCGAGCGCCTCATAAACGGAGGCGGCGGCTGCGTACGCGTCGAGGAAAGCATCGTAAGCGTAGCCTTTCTTCTTCGCGTAAGCGGCAACCATGCCGTGGAGCAACATCGACTCATCGCTGGTGCGCTGGTCGAAGCCTCCGTGGTTGGTATGGCGGCGGACGGGATTCATGTGACCTCTTGCCTCGGCGCGTCCCTCGTACCTCCGGAAGATGGCCGTGAGAGCGGGTCCCAGCCCCGAGGGCCGCGTCACGATTCTAGGGCCGGAGGGGACATCCCAAAAGGGCACCGCCCCTGATTGAAGACACATCTTGCGAGCGTCATCGTACTCCCAGGCCCCCAGCGGTGTGCCTACGTTCGCCAGTTGGCCCGCTAGAGCACGCGCCTGCTTAACACGGGCTGTGAGCGCCGGCCTGTCTGGGCACCATGAACTGCCGCGGGGAATGGGTTTGGGGCTAACGTCGTAGAATGCCGGCCATCTCATCCTCTTGACGACAATGTCGACGTGGTAGGGAAGCGTCATTACGGGACTTGACGTGTCAATCAAGTCTTGGCGAATGACGGGGCCGTCAGCCTCCGCCTCGTATGCCGGGAGCGCCACGGCGGTTGGAGTCATGTTGTGCGTCGCATCGAGAAGTTCCACTGGAATCTGTTGATTCG